CAAGGCATCTATGCCATTGAGCAAATGGCGAGGCAAATTATTGCTCAGCCATAAAGCTGCCTAAATAGAGGATATTCACGATGATGCTTAGAGGCATCAATGAGTTCACGAGTGATGCCATATTGATATGAGCTTGAATCAAGAAGAAGCTTGATTTGCCTATGCTCATATTGATTCAAGATGGGACCATTGTCAGTGTCGCTGATATGCACATGAGCAATGAAACGAAAATAATGCTTGATAATCTTCGCGGGACTATCCCCTTGTAGCCAGGCATTATTCGTGTCGAGCATTGTTTTTACATTTCGCAAGTTGTAGAAATCAATGTGATTGACAATTTCTTCAACTGTGTAGAAATACTTGCCACCGAATGCTTTGGCAATTGGTTCAATGCAAAGAATGGCGTCGTTTGCTTCTAGGACTGAATCCATGCGCTTGAGAGTTTCCATCAAGCTTGACGGGCTTCCTCTGCGCAATGCAGGACTGCCAAGAACAAAGCGCTTGATGCCCATCAGTGAACCAAGCCTCACCACTCGCAGCAAATGCTCTTGAGTGGCGGCAACGTCTTCAAAACTTTGCACTGCGCTGTCATAAAACAATGCTTGGGCTGAATACGCCCAGAGCCCGTAGTCTTCTCTGTAGCGTTTTGCAATATCGCCAAAATCTTCATTTCTGGCAAAAATGCGAGACGGTACTAGTTCAATGAAATTAAAGGCGCCAGTATTGGCGCTTAAGATTTCATGCTCCTCTTCGTCCCTCCAGCCAATAGCACTAATTCCAAGCATCAATCAAAGCTCCCATCTTCTTCATTGTTTCTTCTTTGCTAGCAGAATATGGACCGTAATTGTATTCAACACGCTTGCCGCAATCAACTACTTCCCTCGCCCACGGAAACCACTTGTCAATAATTTCCAAGGTTTCAACTGGTTCGGGGAACCACTGATGCTCTTCGCCTTTTCTGCAAGCTTCAGTGTCGGCCCATAAATCATTTAAATCGTACCACTGATAAGCTGAATTTGCATTAATCTTATCCACATTGTTCCCATTAAGAAGATCAAACAGCACGTTCTTCTTGATGCGCCTATGGAACAATGCAGGAAGGCGAATGATAGTGATGATTGATTCAGGAAAAGTGCTCCTGACTAGCATTTCAAAAATATAACGAACAGAGCCATAGTCAATCCCATGGATTTCGGGGAAGTTTTGCACATATTTGCAAGTTTGACTGTAAATATCAATGGTGGAATAGAGAATGATTTCTTTTGGACGCCATAGTTTAATCTTTGACAGCACGTGATACATATTGTCAAAATCAGCCATTGGGGCCTGATTCGCCCTCCACTTCTCCGCTGGCAAACAGGCCAGATAGAGCCTGTCAATATCTTCCTTTAACAATGGTGCAAGATGAATGTTCTCGGAATTGAAGCGACAATCAAATTCGTGATGCTCACGAAGCACACTGCCAATCAAGCCCGTGCTTCCAACCAATACATCCATGCTCAAACCGCTACGACGGGCGCTTGCTGACGCATGTATTGTACGCGGCATTTGCAATTACTCATGCAGGCACAACGTTGTCCTGGCATTGGCAAGCTGCCAATGGGCACTGCTCCCCTCGCTGCAAAATTCACGCAATCGCTGCAATGCTTCGCCTGTGGGTCCAAAATGCGACGCATCAGACTATAGCCTTGTCGTTCTTGACGAATTGCGGAACCTTCCCAGTAAGAACCTCGCACAGCCTGAGAATACATGCCGATGCGAGCAAGAGCCATGGGAGTAGAAATGCTCCCAGCCAGAAGATCACGAGCAAAACTCTCCAGATAACGGTATTCCGCACGAAGGCGCTGGCCAATGCGGCCCCAGTCTGAAGCTTGCATCGTATCTCGTCCACCATTGCCAATGATTGCAGCTTGCGTATGAGCAAGCTTAAGAGCTTCCCTTACGCTTCGTTGCCATTGATCCAGCGTAATATCGCCACTATCAAGCATGTTTGTAAGACGACGTAGCAAAGCGCCAAGCTTGTTAATTCGACCATCAACCAAAGCCTCCACGGCAGACTGACTAAGGAACCGTCCATTGCTTCCGCGATAACGGCCACTAATGGGATCGTAGCGCCATGAGGATTGATCAAAACGCTGTTCAAGAGCGGCTGCGAACGTTGATAAATCATTCAGGCCTTGCATCTTCAGCCTCCAGAATATCCTTGAAACGCTCAGGTGCTTCCTCTTTCCATTGATTCAATGCGGCATCAATGTCTTCGGGGCTGATTAATGCAGCTTCGTCCACGTCAGAAAGAATGAGACCCTCTACTTTCATGGGCTCAAGCGCGTCAACTTTGCTGCTTACATTCTTGGCTGGGCCTTTGCGTTCGGGATCAGGATCAGCCTTGCGCTTACGAGCAACAATTGTTTGACGCTCTTCTTTGCTCATGGCTTGAGCTTTGGCTTCGGGAAGACACTTGGGCTTACCTTCTTTCTCTTCACGAGCGCCGCACGGACCAAGGATTTCGCCATTGGCGCCAATCCTCACCCATTTCTCCTTAAACCACTTATCAAGATCATCGGCATGCAGCTCTTGTCCGTCGCCCTTAAAGGCTCCGCTCAACGAGCCATGCTTCTTCTTGTACATCTGCTTGTACTGTTGCACGACGTAGCCGCTGGCATAAGCAGATGGCCACACTTTAAACTTAGCCTTGGCAGCACTCACTGCTCGTGAATGCAATGCTTCGTCAGTGAATTTTACGTCGCCACGCACTTTTTCAAGATCACCAGGCAAATAAAGACCAGCGCTGTCTTCCCTGCTGTCTTCTACCTCCCTGCTGCCATCCATAGGAAGCGTGCCGTTTTCCTCGTTCATGGGATCACGCCCGCCAGGAGGCACTGCAAAACCCCCTTCTCCACCCCCTTTTTGAGTGGAGCCACCCCCGCCTTGAGTGGGAAGTTCCCGCACTACGGACGGATCGAGCGTGAGTTCCATGCTCCACTCAGAACCGCCATAACGGGCATCCGCCACCTCTTTCGGACTCAGCACTCCTAGCTGGATGTAGCGGCCATCTACAGCCGCCACACGCGCCCGCACATCAGCCATTTCGCGCTCATTGAGTTCAAACAATGGATTGAAGGAGATGCGCCATGATTCAGGAAGCTTTCCGTTCGTCGGGCCCTCCTTGCTCAGCATGATCATTTCCATCAGCTTCTTAATGGGCCTCTTGAAATGAACGCTTTGATAGTCAGCAAGCGTTTTGGCGAAGTCACGCTCTTCGCTACGACCAGTTGAGCCAAGACCACTAGGGCTCTCGCCAAACAACACAGTATGAGGAATCTTGCTGGCGCCAATAATGTCCACGCGCAGCTTTTCTAGGATTTCTCCAATGCCACCAAAGTTGCGACTAATAAATTCAAGCTCTTCCTTTTCCGCATCAATCGCGTAGCCGCGATAGATGCTCTTGCTCATATCGTTCACCTGCAGGCGATCACGGATGGAGCCTTCCTTGCCAGCAGCGAGCATCGCCGCCAAGCCCCTCACTTTGTGAACAAAAATATCAAATTCAGTGAGCAATGTTGCCGCTGAATTAAGACCTGTCCAGTAATGACGGAAGCTGTCGTAAACAGTCTGCAAGCTGCTCATGCCCCAGCCATAGTTACGCTGCCTCACGCGATAAGGAAGCCAATCCCCGTCAAAACGCAAAATCCTATCTTTGTGAATGTAAGTGAGCTGGGGCTGGTTAATTAAATCTCCAGAAATGATCTGATAATAAGTGGCTTTTGAATAGTCATAGAGGTTTTCTTCGTTAATGACGGGAGCAATCTGCCATCTATCCAAACACTCAATGTCTTCGATGCGACGAATATTACGTTTATCGACAGGCATATAAGCGGGACGCCCATCGTCAATAAAAAGAAGTAGACAAGCACCCCCATAAAGGCGGGAGTTTTTCGCTGCGAGGTTGAGGTGCTCAAGGATGTAGAGGTCTTCAATTACTTGCTCAATCCCCTGCACTTCTTCGGCTCTAACACCGTCTCCACCAAACAATACTTTGAAGCCTTTCCGAGTGGCTTGATCAGCATAAATGTCAACAATGCGACGAGGAAGCCATTCACCATAAAGATTTTCTAGCTCTTCTTGAGCCAGGAAGATAGTGGCCGTAGTTTTAGTATATTGCCCCTTATCGCGACCAGTGCCCATGCCAATGAGCACGTTCTGAAGACCATCAGCCCTTACGCCGCCGCTTCCAGCGTGGCCAAGATCAACTGCTTCGTTTTCCATAAGCTTTATTTATGGCCATGATGTGTTGCTTTTATTCTAGAACCTGGCTACATTGGCGCGTAGCTTATGCACACTATGGCCAGCTCTCCCATTAATTTCGTCTTTAGAGAGGAGGATAAAGAGCTTGTACGGTCAGAAGCCCTCCGCAGGCAGCGCATGAACGAGCGGAAAGGCTTAAAGGGGCGCAATGGAGGACCGGCGGATGGTGGCAAGGCACTACTCTTTCATAAGCTTGGCGCCGCTGGCGAACTGGCAGTGGCGGATTTTCTTAATCTTCGTCAGTTCCTCTATCAAGAAACAGAAGCAAAACGAGGATCCTGCGATCTTCCGCCAGACATCGACGTGAAGACTCGCTCTCGTCATGACTACGATCTCATCTGCCAATTAGACGAGAAGCCTGGAAAAACCTTAGTGTTGGTTACGATACAGAACAAAATCACTCTTCTCCATGGTTGGATGAGAAGTGAAGATGCAATGCAGGAACAATGGAAAAAAGATCCTGCTCGCGGAAGGCCAGCTTATTTCGTTCCACAATCTGCTTTATTTCCTCTCATAGACCTGCGTCATGCTGAAATGTTCTGACTTTTCTAAGCACGCCCTAAAGCTCGATCTCTACCCTCAACAGGCGAAGATTCTCGATAATTTCTTCCAGCCCGACAAGAGCCATGCAGTGTGGGCCCTTGGACGACGATCAGGCAAGACTGTCATGGCAGCAGTGGCATGCGTCTATATGTGCTTCGTCCTGGAAGATGAATATCGTCGGCGCGTAAGAAAAGGCGAGAAATGGTACATCGTGACGGTGGCAAACAGTCAAGATCAGGCTCGCATTGCTCTCAACAACATCCGCCAGCTCATTCTTGATAGCCCCTTCGCTCAAGAAATTGTCCGGGAAACTGCCGACATCATTGAACTGAGCAACAATTGCGTATTTAAAGCCATTCCCACTTCAGGACGTGCTGCTCGTGGTCTTGCCTGTGCAGGGGCAGTGTTCGACGAGCTTGCCTTTGCCACTGAAGGCGATGCAAATAGTGGTGGTCGTGGCATCTATGACGCTCTATCGCCTGCCATTGCTCAGTTTGGAGGGAAGGGACGCATCCTTGAACTCTCCTCTCCATGGTTAACGGACGGCATTTTCTACCAGCATTTCAAAGAAGCTAGCTCTGGCCGTTTTCCTTTCATGCAAGCGGTGAATCTCCCAACGTGGGAGATGAACCCAAGCATTTCGCAAGAGTTTCTTGATACAGAGAGACAGCGCGATCCTGAGAAGTTTAAAGTTGAGTATGGGGCACAATTCGCGAGCAATCTTTCAGCCCTTGTTGCAAGCGATGTTGTTGATGCCTGTATTGATGACCGTCGAGCGGCTTTACCACCCCGCGCTGAATTCCAAGGAGCTTACGTACTTGCCCTTGACCCCGCCCGTGGTGGCGTTGGCCGTGACGACTACACTGCTTGTATTGTTCATTACGAAAACGGCACGTTAGTTGTCGATAAGTTCCATTCATTCATGGCTGATTTTGAAATCAATGGAAGGATGGAAGTAAATATCAACGCAGTGGAAGATTGGATTAAGGAACAACATCGCCTCTATGTTTTTGACACGATTGTGATGGACCAGTTCAATAGTGCTGGCACCATTCAAAGCTTGTCTAGCGACTTGCCCATCACTGAACTCACTTGGACCGTTAGCTCCAAGATGAAAGCATTCAGCAAGATGCGCGAATTGTTTAACGCAGGACAAATTAATGTGTATCGCCATGAGAAAGCGATTATGCAGCTCAAGAATCTCACCGTCATCTACAAACCCAGTGGACAATGGAGCGTCACTGGTGGTAAAGCTTCTGGAATTGATGACTTAGCATTTGCAATGGCAGGTGCAATTCTTGCTGCTAGTAAAGACGATGACATCGGCTGGATTGAAAGTCTTATTTCATAAAACCATTCTCTTAGTATGATTTTCAAGCAATAATTCTGCCATGGAATGAAGAACAACGATTTAACTATGCAAGAAGCACAGTTTCTTGTGTCCCTGCTGGAATGCGGCAGTTCCAATAGGCAAACCGCTCTTCAGCTTCTTGCTGCCGAACACCTTTACGTGCCCACTCTCCTGCCAAAGCTTCAGGCCCATGCAAAGCGCCTGAAGCAAATCACCTTGCTTGAACAGGCGATGCACGATGGTGAAGAAAGCTTTGATGACTACTGCCGCGCCCATCCCGAAGATCAATCCTGTAGAGAATATGACGTTTGAAGCTTGGTGAGCGTTTCAAAACGTGCTATGCTTCTGGAGCTTTCGCGAAGCACGCTGGCCAGCGTTAGTCCACAAAGGAACAATGGTGATCAGGCACCATTGTTTCGTACCAGGGGAAGAGGGGGGTAGGCCTACCTGCTCTGAAATGCTGTACAAAGCGGATTGAAGCCCCGCTCAGCGCCCTCAACTTCACCCGCCCGAATAGTCCAGCGGAAGAGACACGGACCTTAAAAGTCCGCCAGCGCAGGTTCAAATCCTGCTTCGGGCACTTTGCTACACTGATGGTACGTTCACCCCGCAAGGGGCGCATGACTGGCTGGTACGGAACGGGACCAGCATCATCGGGAACCATCATGAACCCACTCGCCCTCATCAAGCAACAGCTTGAGAAAGCAGCTCGTCTGCGTGAAGCACAACACGCAAGCCTCGTTTATCGCGGCATTGCTTATGTGCCTAAGCCCCATTGGTTCTGAGCTTATTGCTGAAGACAAGAGCCCGCTACGGCGGGCTTTTCTTTTGGCCAATGGACAACCGCGTTGGCAATGATGAAGCAATTAGTAATGAGATAGGAAGCAAAAATCAATGTGCGGATGAGCGCCACTTTGTCTGCTTCATGATCATGCCTGCTAGCCTTCTCCCCTAGCGCCTTCGCCCACACTCTCCATACGTTCTTCCTGCTCATAAATCCAAGCCTTTAGCTCTCTGACATATTGCCTAATGATGGCAGCTTTTTCAAGATGCCACTGGTCCATGGTGAGAAAATATTGGGCATTGTGCCAATCAATGGCTCTTAATGATTGGTAAATAATTGGATTGAGCGGTTCACGCAGGGGCGTGTTGAACGTTCTGCGCTCGGTCATCGCCCTTAAAGAAGGCTTTTATATCTTCAAATGCTACAGGAGCAAAATTGTTGCGTTCGACACAAGCATTGAAATATCGTCTGTCCACTTGCCCATCAGTGATAATTTGATGACAATGGAGATGGCCATGTATATTTCCCAAGTAATGCCCTTGAAGACACGATGGATGCACGGGAATATGCGTAAATATTAGCCCTCCTCGCATAGTGGAATCGCCATTGTGAAAGAACGCTCCCCTCACGTCTTCAAAATATTTTGAGAAGTCTTTCAATGGTCCAATATCATGATTGCCACGAATGAGAATCTTTCGTCCGTTAAGGCGATCAAGAATCTTTAAGCTTGCACGAGGAATGACAATATCTCCCAAGTGATAAATAGTGTCGCTTTTATTCACTTTTGCGTTCCATCGATCCACCATCGTCTCGTCCATTTCTTCTACAGAAGAAAATGGACGCAATGCTTCGCCGTCTGGTCGAATAAAAGACAAGCTTTTGGTGTGGCCAAAATGAGTGTCCGCTATAACGAAAGCGCTCATCAGTTGTATTCCTTTACCACTTCGCACTTAATTGGACTGGCAGCAATCAAATCGGCCACTCGCATTTCTGCAGCGGAAAGCGATTCAAAAATGCCTCTCGGCTCCCACCAAAACCAAGATCGCTCTTCCACTTCAAAAATTGGAACTCCCGCCTTGATAAATGAACATCGACGGACAATGCGATAGCGAGCCATAAAGGCGCTGCCGGGAATCGAACCACGGAATTCTAGGCTATGTGCCTAACGTGTGCCAACACTTCAGGGCCAGATGGCCCAAGCATGACCAGTCTCAAGGGCTGGACAGTGGCTTGGGCTCTGTCTGCCCGATGCTAACGCAGAGCGGGAACTAGTCGATTGTAGCATCAAGCGCTGCCCTTAGCCTAGTCTTCCTTTCTTCTATGGATTCTGGTGTAAAAGTTTTAATAAGATACATGGCGGCGTCAAACAGGATGCCATGATCATCATTTGCCTGTCCTAACATCACATTGCATTTGCCGCACAATATTCCTCGTATATTACCAAACTCGTGGTCGTGATCCACAACAAACTGGCCACTCCCATGGTTAGGTGATTTGGACTTGCAAATTGCACAGCACTCCCCTTGCTCTCGGAACATGCGTTGCCAGTCTTCGATTGTGATTCCGTATTTTGTTCTTAGCGTCCTATCTTTTTCTTTTCTGGCGTCGTATTGATTCTTCCTGCGCTCAAGTACATCTTTTTTCCGCCTTCCATAGCTCTTGCCAGCATTCTCTTTTGTGCATTGCTTACACCTTGCAGTCAATCCATCTAGCACTCGTGGCTCCCGATAAAATTCGGAGAGATCTTTTTCGGCTTTGCAGCATGCGCAGGTTTTCATTCAAAAAATAAGCGCCAGCAAATATGCTAGCGCCTCACCTCCGTATTTGCAGGCGTTTTCAGCGGCCGTAGGACGGCAGATCCACGTTTGAGCTTTCGAAGAACGCAATTTGCCTTCCACTGCGCGTGGCCGCCATTTCAGGAGCCTTGCCGGTCCAGAACAGCGACTTTGATTGGCGCAGCCAAAAATCCTTATTCAACCACTGATTCGGTGAAGAACCAAGATCATCAAATAACCATGCTGCAGTGGCACCACAAAGCTTTTCAAGGCTCTGGCTTTCCTTTTCGCCTAGCTCCTTGCTCACCATCGCATTCACTGCAGTATGAACCCGCTCATCACGACTAATGTCGGCGGAAACAGTACGCATACCCACATCTCCAGTTTGGCGAAAAAATGGAAGAGCCACAAAGAAAATAGACCGCTCCATAATTCCTGCTTTAAGGATGGGATGAGCAGGATGATCATTCCATGCCTTTAAGATGCTCACGACCTCCTTCTCTGCCTTGGCATCGGTGCCATGAGCAGCAGCCACATACTCAAGGGCCTCCAAATGACGATCTTCATCGTCCTGATTGGAGCGCAGTGTCTCAATAATGCCAGGCGTAGAAGGAAGTTCACGGTGCATGCCCTGTTCTAATAGTTCCTTTACAGGGATTTCCAGATGACGCAGGGCCAGCGCCTTGTAGAGAGTTGCTTCGGCGCCCTCTTGAGTCTTTCCTTTACTAACAGGCACTGCCTGCCAAGGCCGCTTCTTGGCAATCATCGACAGATAGGGGCTTTTCACGGTCATGGTCGTAGTATCATTCGGTGGTGTGTGAGGAGAAAGGGGGCTCTAAGCCCCCTTCTTTTTTTTTATTCAGCGCAGGCAGCGCAAAAGCCAGCCTCTAAATTGCAAGACGCAGAAGATCCATCGGCTTCAGACTCTTCGTCCAAGCCAAACATGCTCTTAAAGTCGTCGTCCAACGCAGCATATGCATCGTCCTTGCGCTGAGTATCAGGCAGGACTTGCAAGCTGTAATAGAGGCTCGTCTGTGGAGAGTCTAGCCAATCCTTGAGGAAGGCTTCGTCATAACTCACCACATCTGACCAAGAATTAAACGAATAACCATGGAACAGACCAGTGCGTTGATACAGCCGTACTAAGCCATTAGCAGCTTTATAAAATGCTGCCCAGCCCACCTCTGCAGCAGTTTCCACTTCGCCATAGTCAAAACTCTCCACGCCAAACGTGCCGCTATCGCGATCTACAGTCCGAGCAATGGGAGGAGCAATTTCAGGGGCAGTGGTGAAGCCCCTGGTGTCTAAATAGCGATAGGAGCACGATGCAGTGGGAGCAATGCAAAAGGCACGTTCCATGCCATGTTCGCGAGCAATTTCTGCAGCTTTCTGGATGCCTTGGTCAATTTGCCATACTGCTTCGCCAGAAATAGTATCCTTCCAATGGTGTGCCCAGGGATGCGGATCTTCGTCAAGATAAGCTTCAATGGCATTGCCAAAATCTTCGTAGCTAATCCCTTGAATGGCAAGGAAATTAGCTAAGCCCAATACGCCTAGACCAATTTGTTTGTCAATGACAGGCGGCAGATATTCGCCAGTGTCACCAACGCCAGTGCGAGGATGCAGCTCACAAAGCTGCATCATGCCCTCGACAAACGCTCCCTGAATGCTGTCCAGCGTACATGCGCCCAAATTAACGTGCTGAAGCAGGCAAGTACCACGATGCGGAAGATAAACTTCCAAGCAGACATTGGCCCTGATGCGCTCTCCACGATTGTTATATCGGATTTTGTTGAGCCAGAGATCGCCAGAAGAGATGGCACGAAGACAGGCATTGATCAGTTCAGGAGACGATGCGGAAAGGAAGTTGTCATCAACGTTTAAGCAACGCTTCACCCAAGGAAGCTCACTGCGTGATGCGCTAACAAATTCAATGGCATCAGGAGAAGAATAGTCAAGATGCAACACTACAGCCCCATTTTTATATAAACCGCCCCTGCGTAAAATTTCATTAAGCGTGGAATAAATCTTTCCAAAACTTACTGGTCCGCTTGCCACGAGGCCTTTGCCATTTTCAGCGCCCCTTTCGCGCAAAGAAGACAAATGAACAGCGACCCCCGCACCATTGCGCAAGCCATGGCTAACAAACCGCCAAGATGCTTCAATGCCATCTTCGCCCTCCATTGAATCTTCCACATTGAAAACCGTGCAACTCACGGGCAAACGTCCATCAGGACTATCCAGCCAATCCTGGACGCGCCCAGTACGGGCAATTGGCTCACATTTTGCCTTTTCCTTCAGCTTCATAAGACGACAAAAGGGGACCATGGTCCCCCGAGAATCAACCAAGGCAGGCTAGCGCAAACGGCCTTAGTCGCAAAGCCCTTCTGGGTCGTCCATGGCCAACAAGTCCTTAATAAATAGTTTAGCTTCATTGGTCGTGCGGAAATAATACGGCTTGCCATCAATGGCAGAAAACCATTGAAATTCTGGCTTGCTAAAACATGGCCACAATTTATACGGGCCAACATTAAATGGCTGGCGATCAGGAAGGCCCCACATAGAAGCTTTGCGAAGATCACCTCACGCTAGTTCTTTTCCATGGAAAGAAAAGCAGCATTTAATACAAACTTTCTTTTTAATCAAGCCTTAAGCTTCGTGCGCTTTTGCGCTTTTGTGCGTTTTCCTTCTCCGCTGCAATTAGTTCACTTTCCCCCTTGGGAAGCAAGGCAAATGTTTTGCCAGGCTTCTTTGTAATCACTTCCTCTTCTTCCAATGCAATGAGCTGGTTATAGATGGTTTTCGCTTGATAGGCATCACGATTAGCTTCATGATGAATGATGGCATTGGACGTAGCGAAATAGTCACAAGCTTCAATGTCTCCAATGGCCCATAGCACAAACGTTCGAGCGTTCTTCACATAACGAGGTAAGCGTTTCTCTTGGTGCAACTTTTCAAGCGATTGCGCTAAGCCTGGTCGCATAGGAGTCCATTGAATGCGACTTTCGTTTCTGTTGCCAAATTTAATCTTCGCCTCCAACGTCTGACAAGGCGCTTCGCTTTCAAGATATTTCTTGATTGCCATGGAAAGATGGAACCATTCGCCTGCATGGCGAGAATTGTCAAAACGCTCGTGAAGATCCTGCTCATCGTCTCGATTGGCTTCAAAAGCCTTGACGACGATCAGCGTGTCTGGCGATGACGTGAGAAACGACGCGAAGCGTTCTCCTGGTGAGGCGGAGAAGCCGATTTTTACGTGATAGGGCATGCTCGCCCATTGAACGAAATACACCCAGCCCTCTGTTTTGCGCTTCTTTTCCTTTGGCTGGACCATGCTTGCTCCGCTGAGAACCCTCATCATAACAGAATCGGGACAACAGGGACAAAACAGCTCCCAACAGCGTTAGATACGATAGACGTAAGCGAAGCTGCGGCCTCATACGGGCTAAATGCAGCTTCTTGGCTAGACGACGCTCCTTAAGCCAGTGCCTCAAGCGAGCGTAGCCCCCAAGGGCGGAGCGTCTACTGACAAAGGCTAAGCTAGCCGCGAAAAGCTAAGCTTGCGGAGCCCCCAAAGGGCGGAGCATTCCTGCTAGCGGCGAAAATAAAAGGCCCGCGCCAAAAATCAAGAGCTGACTCAGTCTCATGTGATGGATCGCGGATGCTATGCGTCGCTGCGGGAAAGGCTAAAAATCATTGGTTCCCATCTTTATCTCATGACCAGCGGCCCCTTTAAGGGCCGCTTTCTGGCATTAAGAGCGATGGAAAGGAGAATGTGCGAATTGTCTTGTTCTTGCTTTTGATTAGTGCATCATTCCGCCCCTTGATGGGGCTCCATTGGTCTAGCCAATCGTCTGAAACGCTTCAAGCGGCGCCCTTCGGGCTTGCTTTCAGCGTACCAAGACTGACTTCTCGGAAATTGGCCTTTAGTATTAGCGAGCATTGACAACGCCGTTCTCAGCTCATCTTTCAGACTTTTCTGTTCTCAGTCTGGTTTTCGGCTCGTCAATGCTCAACACAGACCCTGCGTTCATGTCTCAAATTCCTTTCATGGCTCCGCCGCGTCCCATCGTCGTCGTCGATTTTGGCGGCAAAGAATGGACCAGCTTCGATGGTCAGTCAGTTCAATGCCTTTCCACTGACAATTTCTTGCGCTTGGATCAATGGTGCAAGAAAGGAACAACGCTCATTGCAGAATTTTCTCACCTTGGCTGCCCGCGCACTGATAAAAGTCTCGCGCAAGTGTACACAGCCCCAGAGCTGCAAGATTTCTACCGTTTTGCCTTGTCCCTAGACATTGAAGTGCGCTTGTTCCCTCAGGGTCAAACTCCTAAAGCTCGCGCCTTTGCAGGCTTTTGCGAGAAGAGTGACGCCAACGATGCTCAAGCAATTTACGATTATCTTCTGCGTTGTCCCTCAGTGCTTAAGAGCCTGAAGCACCCCCCTCGCTCATTTGAGCCCGAACGTTGGCGTGAAGCAGGCTGGGTCTTTAAAGACCATACCAACGTCATCCTTAACGTTGCTCGTCGTTTCAAATATAAAACTGAAGGAGACAAAATTACTTCCTTCGTTCTTGATAATCTGGAGCGTCTCGCCGCAATTGTCCCTGATGATGCAAAGGAAATCTTCGGCCTCCTCCATCGCAAGAAGGATGGAAGCTTCTATGCTCTTGACTCTCAGCAAGGTCCTAGCCTGTCCAAGCTTTACACGCTGGCAGCTTTGCTCCTAAACGAAGAAGGAAACCTTCGCTTGCGTCCTGACACTGGACGCTCCCCAGGAATTGGCTGGCTCATGCGCACGCAAATCACCACCACTCCCTTCCATCATCGTGGTGGCATCGCCCGCTCCAATATTATGTGGCATGGCTGCAAAAATTATGTGGTGAGCAAGATGGGCACGCGCAAAGCTGGTCCTGGCGGCAAAATGCTTAGCCATTACGACTTTTCACCTGCTCAAACAGACGAATTCCGTCAGCATCGCAAAACCTACATGCAAGCACAACGCACTATGCTGAGCGCTATGAAGAGTTTGCTGGTGTAAATAGGCGCTACAATGAGGAGGCAATCGCTGGTCTCAGCCACTCTTCCAAGCTTTGCCTTGGTCTTAGACGTTCTTCCAGCATTGCCTCCTCTTGCCCTGGTCTCAAGTAGAATTACGGACTCGCTCCGTTCTCACTCCTTCTTCCAGGCTCCTCTTTCGCCAGTCTTAATCCGTCTTACAAGCATCGTCTTGTTCTCAAACCGTCTTCTGGCTCATTATTACGCTGGTCTCACTGAGGATTACGGACCAAGCTCCGTTCTTAAGCCTTCTTCCAGCTCCTCCTTGCTTAGTCTCAAGTCGATTTACAGACATAGCTCTGTCCTCACCCCGTCTTCTAAGCAGCAACAAAGCCCTTCGGGGCTTTTGTTTTGGCTAAAAAAGTAGATGAAAATTGACGCCACTTTTTGAGGGGGATACCGCAGCCCTCCAACTTCAAAACCTCCCGCTACTGCGCTGTATCCGTTGATACAGTTTCACACTACGTTACAAAAGCAAATTAAATCCCGAGCCGTAAGATCGGGATTAAAAGCTTGCAATTACACTGTAAATGTCGTTGATAATCTCCCGGTCAAGCCAAACGAAAGCCCCACCAGTACTGGCAGGGCTGCGGACATTGTCATCCTATGGGCTTAGAAAGGCCCGTAGCGGGCTTCTAGGGCTTCTAGTGCTGAGCGGTAGGGAGCTGCCACGCCAGCGGCCGTAAGCCTGCCTATGGGCGCTTCTAGGGCTTCTAGCGGCTGAGAATCTTGCCAGGCTTCTAGGGCTGCCAATACTGCCAAGGCCTGAGAGTGGGTGAGGGTCAGGCGGATCACTTGCCAGCCTCCGTGCTTTGCACGTCGCGGCGAATCCGCTGCCACACGGTCCACGTAATGGCCTGTATTTGAGCAGCGGTGTAGGCAGTTCCCATAACGCCGTTGATAGTTTCAGCGGCTTGCCCATACGCTGCAGCGATGCTTTTGTAGAGTTTGGCGCTTATTTTGGGCGTTTTAGTTGTGGGTACGTAACTGCCTAGCCAAATCGCGTATGCGTGACCGTCAACACATACGGAATCTAAGCCTAAGATGCATTGATAAAATGCCCGTACTTTAAGGCCGCCCAATGCTTCCAGCGGATCAACTCCCGATAGTATCTGAAGCGCCTTACACTTATTGCCGTTAAAGGTGCTTACTTTACAGTGCGCGGCATCATCGTATCCGCCAGAAGTGTAGAGTCTGCAGAGATTATCGGCATCGATTATGTTGCGCTGCCATTTATTGTTGGGCGATAATGCTGCAATAACACCGGCAACAGTATCAACTGGCAGACTGTAGGCCTGCGCAATTGTCTCGCATGCTGCTAGCGCGTCAGGGTACCAACGGCTACCATGCTGCAGTTCTGCAGGGTTAGCAGTAAAGAACACTGCGAGAATGTTGCCGTGAGAAATGGTGAGTGTCATTGGAGAGGGAAGGAGATGAAAGGAGAGGGAAGGGAAGCTGTTACAGGCCTGGCATCCGCACAAGCTTTTGTGGCTGGAATCTGCCCGTTGCAATGCATGCGGCTGCCTGTAGCGCTATCTCACTGAACAGCATCCATTTAATCTCTTTGGGAGCATGCTTTGCAGCATGCTCAAACGTGGCGAGCTCGCCAGTAAAGCTGGAATCGGCGCCAGTCACTACATGGTGCCAATCATGCACAGCCCTGAATTTGGCATTAACAAAACCCTCTAGGAAGGGGTGATCGTTGTGGGCGATGCTGATCAGCAGATCGCCAGTGCTGTGCAGTGTGGCGAGCATCTCTGGCAGATCAACGTCAGCAGTGGTGAAACGTACCGGCACGGGAATCTGCCGGAATTCCGACTCAATCCAAGCGTTAAGGATTGCGAGCTCGCGATCGATGGGAATGACGGCCGAGCCATCGACAAAAGCGCGTGCCAGCTTGCCAACGATGGAAGCGCTAGGCAGCAACGGTTCAACCGCGCGGCCAGGCTTGGCAGTAGTGGCTTCCATTGGGTTGTTTCAGAGAGCATGCCCATATAAAGGGAATCCAGCGCCAAAAGCTAGTGGGGATAGGCAGCGCTGATCGATCAGCGCTGGATTGGCCACGCATAAGCGGATAGGTTTATCAGTGCCCGATCCGCAGCAGAATGACAAGCCAGGCCTATCAAAAGGGAGAGACTGCGCGCAGCGGTCAGCAGAAAGACGATCGCGCGCACGCGCGTACCATCTCTCCTGCCCATCAGTCAACCGCTGCAACAATCCGCAACAATCAGCGCCCATACCATTGGGATCGCCATAACTACCAGCGGCGTTACGCATTGAAATATTTACACTTAGGGCTAAACAGTAGGGCTCAACTAGCGCTGAACAGTGAGGCTCAACTAGCGCTGAACAGTGAGGCTCAACTAGCGCTGAACAGTGAGGCTCACCTAAGGCCTGGCGGTAAACGGCACAAATACGGCGGAACGGCAAGCGTAGGCGATCGCGGCAGAATCACGCTTGTGAGAGTAGGCAGCCACGCGCAGCAGTTAGCCTCATCGAAGCTCGGCAGAATCGCACCAGTAGGCAAGTGGAATCAGCGCGCCACCAGTAGCCTACATTTAAGGCCGCCACCAGTAGGCTACATTTAAGGGCAGAAATCAGGCCGCCAGGCTATTTAGCACGAGATGCTAGAAATGCAGCACGAGATGCTAACTAGCACGAGATGCTAGAAAT